GTCCGACGTACCGTAAACGACAAATTCGCCAATGTCCCCTTACCATCTAAACTTATTCGTAAGTTGAGTTGGGGTACTAGAATGAAAATTCTTTACTTCTTGATTTCTATTGGTGTATGGAAGATTTTGGTTAAGCTCGCTAAGAAGTGGAAAACATTACCCACTACTCAAGCTGCAGCTCCCATCACCTTAACACCAGATGCCAAACCTTGGCAGGAACAAACCGAGTTTTGGGACTCTCATGCTCGCGAACGTACTTACCAATTTGGTGATGCTGGAGTGAGTGAAAAGTCCCGCACCATCTCAACTGAGAATCTTGTGAATCTAGTTGGCAACAAGCTCATGACTGTGCAGAAGCCAACTGGAGAATTTTGCAATGTTGTGCCATTAAAGAGCAATGTTTTATTATTGCCTAATCATATGGTTACTTCCCAAACTGAATTTGTTACACTTACAAAGATCGGAGGGCATACGTTCAAAAATATGCCTTTGGACAACAAAGTTGCAGTCAGGATTCCAGGAACTGATTTTGCAGTATGGTGGTGTCCTGGTGCAGGATTGCATCGTGACATCATCGAGTATTATCCCAAAAATATTAATGAGGGAAAGAAAGTGACTATGTTTACCATTTACAACAAAGATGGAAAGTTAGTCAGGTACTCAGATATGACTGCAATGCGAGAGAGGGTTTTCACAACAGCTGGAGGAACATTCCAGGGCTACAGATATAGTTTCCCTCAGGAGACTTTCGGTGGCTTGTGTATGGCAACCCTTATCGGTCAGGCAGGTGGTATTCCCTTCATCGGAGGGCATCACTTGGCAGGTAGAGGACTATCAGGTGCGGCAGGAGTTTTGACTCGCTCGCAGCTGTATGATGCAATTGATGCTTTGTCAATGAGGCCCGGTATTTTGATTTCACATTCTGCTACTCCGTTGGAGACCAGCAGTATGGGAATTGAATTTGGACCTCTTGAGAAGCCAAATGTAAAGTGTCCTACTATGGAATTAGCCAATGATGCTAAAATCCGTGTATTTGGAGCACATTCCTTGTACAATGGGGCAACACGCAAAAGTGCAGTTGTTACGTCAGTAATTTCATCCACTGTTGAGGAAGTCATGGATATTGAAAAGAAACATGACAAACCAAAACAGATGGATGCTAGGCGACACAAGATATTGGACATGAGTGGAAAGGTTGATACCGCTACTCAGTTTGATTCTACTTTGTTACAAAAAGCTGTCATTGATTATGAATCTCGATTGATGGAGATTCCGGACAGTGAATTGGCTAAGGTTGGCAAAATTGATAATGATGCTAACCTTGCTGGTTTAGATGGTGTACTAGGCATCAATGCCATGAATTTTTCAACTTCGGTTGGATTTCCTGGCAAAGGACCTAAGACACAATATGTGGAGAAATCGGATAGACATGTTGAAGGTATTTCATGCCCTCGCGATGTCGATCCAATGATTCTTGAAGAGATTGCAAGGATGGAAGCTGAATTGTTAGAAGGACGATCCATCAATACTATCTTCAAAGGATCATTGAAAGATGAACCCACTAAAATTACCAAAGACAAAGTTCGTGTGTTTGCTGCTGCAAATATGCCTTTTGTTATGTTAGTTCGTAAGTATTTCCTTCCTCTTGCTGCTTTGGTGCAGAGGAATAAGATTCTCACTGAGTGTGCTGTGGGCACTGTCGTTCAATCACCTGAATGGACAGAATTGTTTGAGCACATTGGTGAGCACGGTTGGGACCGTGCCATCGCTGGTGATTATGCTAAATTTGATGGACGTATGAGTCCTCAATTTATGCTTGCTGCTTTCAAACTTTTGATTAAGCTAGCAGAGAAGAGTGGAAATTATGATGAGGATGATCTAACAGTAATGCGTGGCATTGCTACTGAGATTTCTTATCCTACTTATGACTATTTTGGAACTTTGGTTCAGTTTATGGGATCGAACCCATCTGGACATCCTTTGACTGTAGTAATCAACAGTTTCGTGAACTCATTATATTTACGATACTGCTGGTATGCTATTGCTAAGGAGAAGGGTTGGTGGAAAGTACCACGCTTCGCAAGCAAAGTTTCAGCCATGACATATGGAGATGACAACATCATGACTGTTGCAAAGGGATATGACGATTTCAATCATACCGCTATTGCTGAACAGTTGGCTAAGGTGAGTATTAAGTACACGATGGCCGATAAAGATGCTGAGTCAGTTCCTTTCATCTCATTAGAAGATGCTTCATTTTTGAAGCACTTCGCTGTATGGGATGAGGAATTGGGTTTGTATCGCTCACCTGTTGAAGAAGATTCGATCGCCAAGATGTTACATGCACACTTGAAGTCAAAGGTTTTGACAATGGAACAATCAAGTGCTGAAGCAATTCAGAATGTGGCATTGAAATATTTTGAATTTGGC